GGTTTCTCAGGATTCAGAAGAGGTTCTTATGACTTCTACAAATCTGACTTCAGATACTTAAATGACAAAGCTACAAGAGGTGGAATTAATGATGCTGCTGGTGCTAACGCAATCAGAGGTGTTATGATACCAGCTGGTACATCTACTGTGTACGATCAATCTTTAGGTAAAAACTTAAAGAGACCATTCTTACACGTTAGATATAGAGCTTCACAAACAGACAATAGAAAAATGAAAACTTGGACTACTGGTTCTGTTGGTGCTGCTACATCAGCGCTTGATGCAATGCAAATTCACTTTTTAACTGAAAGATGTTTAATCACACAAGGTGCAAACAACTTTATGTTAATGAAGTAATCTGTTTTAATATAGGGGCAGCCAAGTGCTGCCTCTATTTTTTTATTAATTTTTATTATATTATATTATGGCAAAGAAAAAAGAAACAAAAGTTGAGGCAACTATACCTCAACCAGAAGAGGTTTTAGTTAAAGAACCTGTAAGAAAAGTTGAACCCCCAAAACCTAAATGGGAAATAAAAGATAGAGTTTATTATTTAAAAGGTAGAATGAAACCTTTAACATACTCTGTTAGATCATCTAATATATTTTATTTTGATGAGGAAAAGGGTTATGAAAGAGAATTGAAATATTGTCAAAACCAGAAAACTCCATTTGTAGATGAAATGAAAGGAGATCAAAGGTTAGAACATATTGTTTTTCAAAATGGAGCACTGTTTGTTCCTAAAGAAAAAACAACGCTTCAAAAACTAATGTCACTTTACCATCCACATCTTGATAAGTTGTACTACGAGTACAAACCAGTTGAGATAGCTAAAAACCAATTAGATTGGTTAGAGTTTGAGGTTGAGGCTTTAAAAATAGCTAAAGATTTAGATATTGATATGGCTGAAGCGATCATGAGAGCAGAGGTTGGATCTAATGTGTCTAAGATGAGTTCTAAGGAACTTAGAAGAGATTTGTTATTATTTGCTAAGAGAAATCCTCAATTGTTCTTAGAGTTGGTTGCTGACGATAATGTTCAACTTAGAAATTTCGGTATTAAAGCTGTTGAAGCTGGAATACTATCTTTATCGCAAGATCAAAGATATTTCACGTGGGCTTCTAATAATAGAAAGATCATGACTGTTCCATTTGATGAACATCCATATGCAGCATTAGCCGCTTGGTTCAAAACAGATGAAGGAGTTGAAATATATTCAAATATAGAGAAGAGATTAAATTAAAATTTCTCAAACTAGTAAAAGTAGCCACCCATTAGGAGTGGCTATTTTTATTTAGATGCTAATCTTTCTCGTTATTATGTAACTATAATATAAGTAAAATATATTTAATTATGAGCAAATCAAAAGGTTTAGGGGATTCAGTTGAAAAGTTCACTGAGGCCACAGGAATAAAGTCATTGACTGAGATAGCAATGAATAGTGTTAACAGTGCTTTGGGTACTAAAAAGGACTGTGGGTGTAACAAGAGGAAAAATTGGCTAAATAAAATGTTTCCTTATAAAAATCAATAAAAATGGTAAGTATAGATTCAGTATATCAAAAGGTTTTAGCTTTAGCCAATAAAGAGAAAAGAGGTTATATAACACCTCAGGAATTTAATCTTATGGCTAGAAAAGTTCAGAATGAAATATTTGATAGTTATTTTCATGATTTCATTACCTTGGATATGAAACCAAAAAGTGAAAAACCATGGGCAGATCCAACGGAGTTACTACAACAAAAGCTACATGAGTTTAATGAATCTGAATCTATAGATTTAGATCCAGGTGTTAATTCTTTTCAGTTGCCAGCAAACACATATAAGTTAATATCTATAATTGACAGTGCTACGGGTAATTCTATAGAGGAATTGTCGATACGAGAAATAAAGTATACAGAGAATCATCCACTAACTAAAGCTACTAAAAATAGAATGGTTTTTGTTAGAGATGGTTTCACTGAAACAGGTAATGTTAAAAGATATGATTGTGTACTATATCCAACCCCAACAGAAGCAACAAACATTGTTATAGACTACTTCCAAAGACCTAAAGATCCTGATTGGGCTTATGTTGTTATTAATGAGAAACCATTATATAATAGTAATTTAACAACAAACTTCTCTTTACACCCTGCTGAAGAGGAGACAATAGTATCTAAAATACTAGGTTTATGTGGAGTTATAATAGATAAGCAACAATTAATTCAAATAGGAGACGGTATGGAAGCGGGTATTAAAGCATCAAAAACTGATTAATTATGGGACTACTAGATAATCAAAACCAATATCAATACTATACAGATGTTAGTAAATATGGTAACTACCAATTTATTACATTGGAAAATATAATAAATGGTTTTATGATACAATATGTTGGAGAAGATAAAGTTTTTTCTAAAGCAAGTAGAACAGATGTTCAATTTCACGCCATGAGAGCTATACAAGAACTTTCGTATGATGTGTTTAGATCAGTAAAGTCTTATGAAATTGAGGTACCTAATACTTTGAAAGTAATACTACCGCATGATTACGTTAATTATGTTAGTTTGAGTTTATCAGACAATGGTATTAAAAAAAGATTGTACCCAACAAGTAAAACATCTAATCCAGCTCCAATAAAACCATCTGGAGATGGGTCTTCATACTTATCTTATGACGATAACGATAATGATGGCCTTGAAGATGAATTAAACACTGGTGATGGAAATCCATATGTACACGCGGATTCTACGACTTGGGATAATTACAAAGGTAATTCAAATTCCTCTAATAATCCAACATCTGATAGTACAGATATAGAGTTGAGTTTAGAGGGTAGAAGATACGGATTAGACCCTCAACACGCTAACGCTAATGGATCATTTTATATAGATCAATTAAGAGGTTACATACATCTTAGTTCTAATGTGTCTGGTAAAAATATTGTGTTAGATTATATAAGTGACGGTTTAGGTACAGATGAGGAAATGATTGTACATAAGTTTTGTGAAGAGGCTATTTACAAGTGGATAGCTTATGGTGTTGCTTCTTGTAGAGCTAACATTCCAGATCCTACTATGATAAGATTTAAAATGGAAAAAGCCACAGAAACTAGAAAAGCAAAAATTAGATTATCTAATATAAAAATAGAAGAATTTACTCAAGTGTTAAAAGGAGTAAGTAAAATAATAAAATAATATTATGCCAGAAATTAAACACGATTTCTCTGCTGGAAAAATGAACAAAGATCTCGATGAGAGAATTGTTCCAAATGGTCAATACAGAGATGCTATAAACATACAAGTTAGAACCACAGCTTCTGATGGTGGGGAAGGTAATGCGGGTACTATTCAAAATTTACAAGGCAATAAACAAATAGCAGCAGAATCTATATATAGAACTTGCGGTTATAGTTTAGCTTCAAAAAACGAAACAAGATTTATAGGTAGTGTGGGTAACGAAAAGAATAATAAAGCTTATTTTTTAATAGCGTCACCAAATCTAGACAGTATCATATCAGAAATATTCTTTAATCCAAATGTTATTGATGATTTTGGTGGAAAAGAGTTTATAGACTATATAGTTGAAGTTGATACCGGTTACACAGATGGTATATCAACCGCTAGTCCAGTTGTTGTTGATAGATACGCTGTTATAGAGACATTCAAAGCTGCTTTTCCCGCAGATCCAAACGAGTACCCAAGTGGTAGTGGTTGGACAAAACTTAAATTAAAACCTGAGTTTATAAGTAAGATAAGAGTTGGGATGGAAATACAGGTTTATAATGGTTACGCTAATGAAATGCTTAGCCACACTGTAACTAATTCTGATGGTACAACAACTAGTATAAGAAAAGCAGAAATTCAAAAGATAGAAGGAGAGTATATTTACTTATATGACGCTATGGATTCAGTGAGTTGGAATACTCAACAGACGATAACATCAGCAAAATTTGTTGTATGTAGAATGCCTGATAGAGTATTGGAGTTTGATAATGAAACCATTATAACTGGTATAAACATAATAGATGATTTATTGTTTTGGACAGATAATAGAACTGAACCTAAAAAGATAAATATAAAAAGATGTAAAGAAGGTACAGCGGGTTTTAAAACACATACTCAGTTAAAATTATCTGATGCTTTAGATAGCGATGTATTATTAGATTATGTTCATCAGAGTGGTGATGATGAGGCTGGAACTGAGCAATCTCTTTCATCCACAATTAATAATGATTTAAAGTTAGAACACGTTACTGTTATACGTAAAGCACCATTAGTTGCTCCAACTATAGAAATGTCAAACACCCAAAGAAGTGGTACAACAAAAGTAGAGGAGGTTATTTTTGATTTCGCTACAAGTGGTCCAACTAATACCAATATGCCTATAGGTACTGTATTCACACTACCTACAGCTCAAGATATATTAGACGGTACAGATGATGACGAGACTAACAACCCTGATAATGATGCGGATATATTCGGTGGTCCTAATAATGATGTTAATTATAGAATTAATGATATTATTAGATTTCAAGAGAATACATACGACACTGGTAGTTGGGTTACGTGTATTATAGATAATATAGAGTGGGTAGAGGGTGATGATGGAGATGATTACAAGATTATAACATTTAGATTATTAACTAGAAACCAAGATTTGTCTCCAACATTATATATTAATGATGATCCAGATAATGATCCAGTAGTTGATGGTAGTGGCACATGGGAATTAACACTAGTTGAAAAAGATCCATTGTTTGAGTTAGTTTTTGGTAGATTCGGAATTAGATATAAATATGAAGATGGTGAGTATTCTAGCTTTGGACCTTGGTCTGAAATAGCTTTTCTGCCTGGTGATTTTGATTTTGATCATAAAAAAGGGTATAATCTAGGTATGGCTAATACTATGAAAAAATTAGTTATAAAAGATTTTATACCACATCAAAGAGTTAAACCAGCTGACGTAGTAGCTTTAGATATTTTATATAAAAATACAACATCTCCAAATGTTTATATAGTTAAAACCATAACAAAGGGTATTGATCCTGAGTGGGATAATTTTATTACAAATACCGATAATGACACACTTGCTTTTGGGGAAATGGAAATAACATCAGAGATGATACGTAGACCACTACCAAATAACCAAAATCTTAGATCTTGGGACAACGTGCCACGAACAGCTTTAGCTCAAGAAATAACAGCTAATAGATTGTTGTTTAGTAATTATACTCAAGGTTATGACGTTATTGAAAAACCTAATTTAAAACAAAGTTTAAAAAACTATCCAACCCCAACACTATCAAATGCACAAAAATCACTAAAGAGTATTAGAGATTATAAAATAGGTATAGTTTTTGGAGATAGATATGGTAGAGAAACTCCAGTGATATCTCCAGGGTTTTTAGATGAAAAACACGCTGGAAGATGGCGTAAAATAGATGGTACCATTAAGGTTCCAAAAAACTTCTCTGGATGGAAAAATACGTTAGAGCTACAACAAGTTTGGGGAGAAGATCCAACTAATCCTGGAAGTCCTGATTCTTGGATATCATATGTTAAGTATTTTATTAAAGAAACTTCTAACGAGTATTATAATCTAGTGATGGATAGATGGTACCCGGCTGAAGATGGTAACATTTGGTTGTCATTTGCTTCTGCTGATAGAAACAAATTAGATGAAGACACTTATATAATACTTAAAAACGAACATGGTAACGACAATCCAGTAGCCGCTAAAGGTAGATATAAAATTATAGCTATAAAAAATGAAGCTCCAGATTTTATAAGGCAAGTTAGTTTCAATTTAGGACAAGTTGTGTTAGGAACGTTTACACCAACAACTGATTTGAATGAAGACCCAAACTGGGCTGAGTATATGTGGGACGGTGCTGTTGACCCACTAAACGTACAACCAACATTATTGAACACTCAAACAGAAATAGCTATTAGTCCTGGTAAATGGAACAACTTTATATCACAAGATTTTAGACCAGAGGGTGATCTTCAAATTAGATTAAAAGGTAGTGTAGGTGGGGAGTTTTTTGTTTCAGAGTGGAAACAGTGTACTTACTGGCATACGGTTGAGGATGAAAACGAACCAGATCTAGATGGGACTGGAGCTTTAAGATGGGACGAGCCTTTTAATTCTAACATATTCAATCTACTACAAGAATCTCAAGGAGGTACAATACCTCTTCCTTCTATAAATTGGTATCTAGAGTTTCAAGAAAAGAAAGAAAAAAATAAACCAGAATTCGATGGAAAGTTTTTTGTTAAAATTGAAAAAGATGATGTTTTAAAAAATGCTGTTCTTCAAACAACTGGTTCACAACAATCTTACACAATACAAAAAACGTATGAGGTTTCTTATATAGATAATTCTGAATACAATCCTGGAACAATTTTTAATGAATCATTTCAAACCAACTATCAAAGAAGATCAACATACAAGTGGTTAAACGATTCAACATTGTTACATGCTGGTGGAAACACAGACACTGATGCTGGGGATAGTAACTTTGGTGGAGGTAATGATGATGGTGGTTTATCCACGGCTCAAACGAACACCTATAATGATGTGGAGGTTTTTGAAATAATAAATGGTAGTGGTGTGGCTGAGAATATATCTCTACCGGTTAATGCTGCTCCAAATAGTGATACTGGTATGAAGGTGGCTACCGTAATGGATGATTTTGATGATCCTAGTAGTTGGGGTATGTATTGGAGTAATTTTGGTAGACTATGGAGAGGTGAAGATGGTAACTGGGGAGGTAGAACTTGGTGTGGTAATTCTTCTACTAGAGGTTGTCATCCTTATGACGCTGAGTTTATGGCGCTAGGTTGTTGGACATCTGGTGGTGAATTGTATGGAGCTAGTGAAGACAGTTCTAGTATAGTTTCAAACCAGGGTTGGGGAGGAGATTCAGATATTGAAGATAATGTTTATAATAGAACTGAAGAGACAAGAGGTTATTGGACATGGTTTCAAAAGGTTGCGGCTGGTCCTGATGGAGCAAGTATGGGTGGATTTGGCGGAAACCCAGTACTTTGGGATCATAACTCGTATTCTCATAAGGGTCGTATTTTTATAGATGGAATGAGAACTAGAGAAACTAGGTTTGGTCCTGGTGCTCCAGCTGGTTCTAAAGATATAGTATATGATGAAGATGGTACTATTATAGAAGAGCATAGTGGTTCATATTATAAACCAACAGGTTTAGACGCCGGAATATTAAGATCCACAGATAACGACCCAGAACCTGATAATTTTGAACCAACACAACCAGGTCATCTTGGTAGAGTAGTATTTTCAATGTTACCTGGAAGTTTTGCAAACGGATATTTAGGTACACAGTTTGGTGTTTGGGAAGCGGCTTTAGATCCATCAAATGGAAGGGATGCTGAGGTAACTGGATTTTACAACTCAATGTCTACGTACGGCACATTATTTAGATTTATGGCTGATCCAAATGCAAAAGTGTATAAAGTTGTAACAACTTCTGATACTAAGATGGATATGGCTATGTCTAATTATAGTGCCATGATAACTGAACTAGAAAACAATTGTATGCCTGGTTTAGATGGAACCGGTAGTGTTTGGCAGGTTAGTCCTTATTACGCCAACTGGACATCAAGTGGTGTTGGAGGTGAATGTGCTTGGAGTGAAAATCCAACTAGTAGTAATGGTGGTACTCCATTTTGTGATGATAAATGGGATTGTTCAGCTAAACTAGGTTGGACAAATCAAAATCCTAAACTAGCCATAAACAGTGCTAGTAATTCACCAACACTTGGATATGCTGATGGAGTTAATTCTTTTGTAACAATTGGTGGTATAAAACAACCAAATGATAGTGATCACACTGAAGCACCAGATAATACATCACCAATAACAGAGAAGTCATCATGTCAACCCTGTGGTAGAGTAGAATTTGTTGAGCATGGTGTTCAAGGTTATAGTCAATCATTCGTTAACCACAACAAGTGTATTAGAACTGGTTTAAGAATTGAGTTTAGAGAATTTGATATGGGGGAAGGTAAATTGGTAGGTGATGGAAGTTTTGCTGTTGATACAACAAAGTGGGACCCTAGAAGTTATCTATGTCATGATGGTAGAGAGTCTATGGGTATAGCTATATTAGGAGAAACTGTTATTGCTGGTACAACATATATACCACCATCTGATCCAGCTATATGGGAAACAGAACCAAAAGAAGATGTTGGTTTGGATATTTATTACGAAGCTTCAAATGCTATACCAACTAAACTAACTAGCGAAAATACACCTAATTTCGCTCCATACCACTCTAAGGTTACTAAAAAAACCTGGAATCAGAATTCACCAGGTTACATAGACACACAAATAGATCCAGTAATTAACACTAGTTACTCTAAAAACCATAGGGTTTTTCATATAGGATATACTAGAGGTAGTTCTATTATAGGTATTGAATCTCAAAAAATGGTTTTGACTGGAAATTATACTTTTAATGAAAATCAAATAAGCAGTGCTGTTGCAGATGCTATTACGTATGGTCTTACTGATTATGACGAAAATTACACTGTTCAAAGGGGTGACTTAGATATTGGTGATTTTCTAGTGTTTACCCACCCAAATGGCACAAAAACAATGTCTAGAATAGATGCATACATGGAACCACTAGATGATAACGACGAAGCTCTTGACCTGGTTTTACAAACCCCAACTAATGGTATTTATGTAGGAGGTGCAGCATACAATGGGTATTCATATACCGACGCGAATGGTGATCCCACAATTAACCACTTAGAAGAAACTAGATTTAGAGAGTGTGAAACTCCAACTGGGTTTTATAAAATAAATTCAGATGTTTGGAAATTTCCAGTTGAATTAGGTTGGCACAATTGTTGGTCGTTTGGTAACGGTGTAGAATCAGATAGAATAAGAGACGACTATAACGCTCCACAGGTGGATAACGGTGTTAAAGTTTCAGCAACACTTTTAGATTATGGTAGAGAAATAAGAGGTAGCGGAATGATATATTCTGGTATATATAACACAACATCAGCTACTAATAAACTCAATGAGTTTAATATGGCTGAAAAAATAACAAAAGATATAAACCCAAGATATGGTACTATTCAAGCTTTAAAAGCTAGAGATACAGATGTTGTTGTCTTTACAGAAGACAAGACGTTAAAAGTAATAGCAAATAAAGATGCTTTATATAACGCTGATGGTAATCCTCAAATGATAGCAACAGACAGAGTGCTTGGACAAGTTATACCATTTTCAGGCGACTATGGAATATCTAAAAATCCAGAGTCATTAGCTTGGGATCAATTTAGATTGTATTTTACAGATAAACAAAGAGGTGCTGTACTTAGATTGTCTCAAGATGGTTTAACCCCTATATCTCAAGTTGGTATGAGAACTTGGTTTAGAGAAAATTTAAGAAAATATGACAAAGCTTTAGGTACCTTCGATATGGTTAACGGAGAATACAACCTAACACTAAGTGGTACAAATAATAATGAAGAACCAAAAACAGTTTCTTTTAATGAAGAAAGTAAGGGTTGGGTTAGTTTTAAATCGTTTTATCCTCAACAAGGTTTATCTATTGGTGGTAAATATTTAACCGCCATATCTGAAAATCTTACTGATCCAGATGAACCAACTAGATGGGGAATGTGGCAACACTATTTTGACATCGGTAACCCGGTTAAAAATAGGAACACGTTTTACGGAGAGGGATCTGATTATTTTTCAAATTCTAAAGTTAGCGTTTTATTCAATGATATGCCCGAGGTAGTTAAAACATTTAGAACTAGTAATTACGATGGTTCACAAGCTAAAGTTAATCAATTCACTACTGTAAATAAAACTGATGCAGCTGGAAACACACTACCATATACGGATGGTGAGTATTATAACTTAAAACCTAAGAATGGTTGGTGGTTAGAAAATATAAAAACTGATTTACATTCTAATGAACGTCGAGCAACGGGTAATTATGTCAATCGAGAAGGTAGATGGTTTGCAGATATAAAAGGTGGAAGAAGGGTTGTAACTGAAGATTTAGATGAGTTTGGAGTTCAAGGATTAGGTAACATGGTTGAAGAACCTGTAGATATGTCAGACGTATCGACATTGACAATAACATTTGATAGTGATTATATTAATGATGAAAACGATTAAGGTATGAGTTTAGTAAACTATGAATTACAAGATTTAGGATTAACAACATCATCTGTTACAGGTAACGTTGGTCAAGAGGTTGGTGAATTATCAACAGATAGATTAACTAAAGTGTTTGTCCCTTATCCAGGTTATAATGTTAAGGTTGAGTACTTCACTATAAACGGATATCAACCCAACTATGCTGAAATGGGTTCAAATAATGAGTTTTGTGTAAGAGGGTGGTATAATGATCAAGGTGAAAACCCAGGGATAGTTCTACATGAATCTATTGAAAAAGTAGAGATATTCAAGTATGGTTGTCTAAACACTGGTGATCCAGATTTTTTAGATGGACAAATAGCTGTGCGAATAGTTTTAAAATACGAATATACATTACCAGATAGTGAGCAGGAATTATTATTTATAACTCTTGATATCGATGGAGACGCTCAACCTAATGGGGATGGTGGTGAAGTTAATGGTGGAGGTGAAAATAACGATAATGATGATGATGATAGTGATGGTGATAGTACTCCAGGACTAAATCCTAATAGCCCATGCCAATGTGGAGCAACTCCTGGTAGTAGTAACATGAACTCTAGAATGATTGAGGTAAGAATGGCGAACGGTGCTGATAGTAACTGTAAAGTAGTGTTTGTTCCAGTTTCCACAAATCAATCTACTTTTCAACCCAAGTCTCCCACAGATCCATTAGAAAACATGTTACAATTTGGTGCGAATGGAGATGATTATAGACAAATGGTTCGTTTCGAAAGATCTGGATGTGACGATGGAAGTGTGCAACTTCAAGATGATAACGATGGATTGATGGGGTTTTTTATAGTACCAAAAGATGGTTACACTTTATCAAGACATAATCTATCTATAAAAACAGCTACAAGTGGAGGGTATCAATCAAGCACAAGTTTACTTGCAACTGAAACTACAAACTTTATAGATGCTACTGATCCACAAACAGGTGAAGATTATTATGATATAATACCAAAATCTAACTACAATAATTTTGGTGTGATTAATAGGTTTGATCATATAGTTAAACTGGGGCACCAAGCAGAGAATAATTCAGGAGATTATTTTCGACCATACACAAGTGATTTTCCAAATTTTCAGTCGTTAATAGATTTTTGGACACAGGGTGTTAGTCACAATGATTTAAGTTTTATAGAAAATAATATCTTTAGAGATAACATAGAATATATGAACGGGGATTCAAGTATCACTGACAGTGCGGTTAAACAATATTTTGCTGCTACCACATATGTTAATCCTATTATTAGACAGAGAGAGGGTTTTTATTGGATTTGGGAAGATAACGAAACATATATTCAAGCCGGTTTTTCTAACCTTTGGGAAGACGTTAATCTATCTCAAATGGGCTCGAGAAATTGCCATATGTATGTTAATGGTTGGTTAGGATCTTCTTCTGGTTTAGGTCAAACTGTAGATCAAAACTACCTTGCACAACAAGGTTTCAACACTGGTTTTCACAAAGATAATTGGAGAGGAACAAGTACTAACGGTTCTGTTGTAAGCGCAGAACCACCAAATCAATATAACTATCTACAAATAGATAGTGGTAGCCTAAGTGGACAATATATAGAGCTCCTTCCATGGTCTTTATCATTAGTTGATGTAGCTACCGGAAAGAGTGATACACAACATAAAGCGATTTATAGTGGAAATGAATTTAGTGTAGATCTTGGTGGTCCACCGCTTGGACCACAGATGTTATCACAGGAGTTTCCATTATATCCTAGTTTTTTTGGTTATGATTGGATAGACACTGAGCAATTAACAGAAAGCGATGGACTGTATGGTATTAATGACACTGACAATGATGATAACGATGGTGGTTTTCCATATGTTTCTAATACAAGTATGATACCAGATCAATATTGTGCTAGTGATTTTGAAGGTAATTTTGTTGCTGTTGTATTATCTAATTTAGGTAATTGGACACCAGGTTGTCCTAGAAAACATCTCCAAATTGTAATAGAAGGTAGTGCTATGCCTGTCGATAATAATGAGTGTGTAGATTACGATATTCAAATAACAACCGATTAATATGGGAAAAACAATAGAACATTTTAATAGTAAAAATCCTGGAGCTAAACTAGAGGTAACTTCTAATAGAGGGGTGATAACCTCACAAGTTACAAACGCTGGAGAAAGCAATGAGAAAACTGAATTTAGATTTACTGGTAGAATAAAAAAGAATAAAGCAGCAGTTATAGGTACTATAAAATTATCTGCTGATAAAGTTGGGTCAATATATCCAAATCACCTAGGAAGAATACCCAAGTTAACGCCAGGTGAAAATATCGGTTTAAATAGTAGTGTTAAATTAAGATTAAAAGAAACAATTAAAGATCCTAATCCAAAATTTAATAAAAATACTGTTAGTTATTTATTTGATTTAGTGTACACTGGTAAGGAAAAGGTTAATGGATTTAATCAACTCAAGTACTCTCTAACTGGTACAAAACCTAGAAAAACAGTTGATGTTATTAATACTACTAGGGTTTTAAAAGTTGAATGTGGTGATAAGAAAGTTAGTTTACACGGTGAAAAAAGAAAGATAACAATAATTGGTGATCCTTTTGCACCATTTGTTATAGCTGTTAATAGATATGTTGGAGCCGTGAAAGAGGTTTATACAGATGCAAAAGGTAGACAATCTATTAACTATGAATCAGACGAGCAGGTTTCTATATTATCTTCAAAAAACAGTAATAATTGGTTTGATTATCCAGACGGAGAGATGAAGGTTATTAGCTCAAGGTTAAGTGATAAAGGTAGATTTTCATTTTTCCAAGACTTTCCGAGATCTCACAGCAAGCAAGTTAGATATTCTATAAACCTATTAGATGGTAATAGTCCTGACGCTTTTAGTAATAAAACTTTATATAGTTCTCAGGGTCCAACCTGGTGGAATTCATTAGTTCCAAAAAAGATAAAAGGAAATTGGGATTATTATCCTAGATATATATA